AACGTGGCCAATAGGACTTGTATATCCCATTACTCTAAGAACTCCTTAAATCTTGTAAGACCGATCATTAATTTACCAAGGAATGATGCTCTAACAAAATCAGTCAATTGACCAACTTCATTTGTAATTCCAGCATTCATATTAATAAACTGTCCAGCAAGTCTAAGTTCATGAGAAGCAAGACAATTTACTGTAGTTCCCTTGATATTTGTAATTGATGCTTTTAGATAAATGTGTTTTCCTGAAGTAATAGTGACTTCACCATCCTCAGCAGTTGCCTCAATACGAACATTTCTACCTTTGAGAACAATATCCCCAAATTCTGCCTCTAAAATAATTGCACCATTCTCTGCCTGTATGAGTTTTGCAGGTTCATCTTTAGCACATCTTTTACCACAGACATCAATAGATGTTTTAAGTGTTCTCTGTCTAGATACACCATCTTTGAACCAAACATAACCCTGTGCATTACCAGTAAGCACACCAAAGTCAGTTGTTTTCCCTTTGTCAGCACCTTTTGAAATTTTGACACCAGATGTAAATCTGAAGCCTGGGTACTGTCTAAAATAAACTTTTGATTGTTCAGCCATTTAACTACCAGGGCATTGAATCTTATTAATAACTCCAATTCCTCTAGCCTTGAGTTCTTCAGGGCCAAGAGTAGTTGTAATTGTAGTTGTATTAGGTGTATACACCATAATTGGTAACAGTTCTGCACCAGTACCTGTATTCGTATTTATTACGACATCTGGACGGCGAGTAAAGTCAGAAGAACACTGAAGATTCTTAATTCCGATGATTGAACCCTGAGGATTCAATACAAGATCGAAAGTACAGTTGTCACCATATCTTCCACTATCACCACTAGTATATCCAAGGCCAGGACGGTCAACATGAATATCGGTAGCAATACCAACAGGAACACTACTTACACCAGAAATTACCTGTGTAGTAATATTATACGTTGTTGTGTTCGCAATGCCAACATATGGATTTCCACTAATGTCACAGAAAGCACCTTGATCAATATTAATGTGATAATTTGTGGATCCTTTTAAAGGTTCAGGTGGACAAATCTTAACTCTCTTATCACTTAAGAATGTGACTGCTTGAGAATTAGTAACATCTATTTCACTATGAGTAGAATTTGTTTCAGTCTCAATAACCTTAACCTTTCCACGAGTATCTCCACAAATTTTAACTGGTTCGTTAAACTCAAAAGTAAAGCAAGATAATGTAGATATACCAACAGAGTTATCTGGAGGAGTAAGTAGTTCTAAACCTGGCGGAGTTGTATCTGGTGCGTCAGGGCCAGAGTCTGGAATAGGAAGCGGATCAGGAATAGGAATAAGTTCATCAGTTTCAATAGAGGATGGACAATAACCTGTGCCAGGATCTCTAATAACTGTGTTTACAACTCGTCCCCTACTATCAATAATTGCCTCTACTACAGCACCTCCACCATGATTTGTCTTATCAATAATTGAAACTGATGGTGGTTCACTATATCCCCTACCACTGTTTGTAATTACAACAGCAAGGATAGATCCATCTTGTGCAACAATAGGATAACCTTGTGCGTCTTTTCTAGACTCACCGTTAAACTCTAATTTTGGTGGGATACAAGTTGGGAAAACAAATCCAGGCGGAGTTTCCCCAATATCATCTTGAGTTCTAGGATTATCTCTTAAATTATTACATTCAACAAATCCAGCATACTGACCACCCATCAATGTTAAGAATGAGAAACCATTACCTGCCGCGGCAAGTTCATCAAGAGTCATTTCTTCTCCATCGGTGATAAGATCATCCATAATGGAAATCTTATCAATCATACCAGAGAGATTTTGTGCTGGTTTAGTAGAAAGACCCCAACCAGAAGACCAATCAGTTGTTTTTTTACAACTAAGAGAGTCACAATCAAGAAAACTCAATAGTTGATTCATAAATGAAGATACGGAACTCAAAGCACCCATAACATCGGACAATGCTCCAGTCAACCAACTAATACCATCCATGATGGGTTTTAGTAGACCGTTGAGTGTCTTTAACATGGCAGAGACCATTGCAGCAGTTGCCTGTTCAGCAGCACAAAGAGGTGCTGCAATGGTTTTACCAATCAGATCTTTTAGGAAATTCTGAATAAAACTGAGTAGATTGATACCCAATTTTTCGAAGATACAGAAAATAATATCCATGATCTTCTTGATTGCATTAGCAATCGGTTGTTGCTGAGGTTCAGGAACAAATAAAGCAACAAAGTCTCTGAATCTTTTACCCAACCACTTCATCAATCTATCTCTTAGATTATTGAAGATCTTCTTCATGATCCCCATAATAATCTGTCCAGTCTTACTGATGATACGATTGATGTCCTGAATAAAATTCTGGACAGCATCAACGTATACACCTAAGAACTCTGTAAGACTGTTTGTAGTGGCGATAAAACTTCTGATTGTATTGGTGATTTCACTTAAGAAATTTTCTTCACAACCATTTGGAATAGTTGTTTTTTGTCCACCTGCAGCAAATTGAGTTTCTGCGTCACTCTCTGGAAAAATTTGATCTGGGTTTTTTGATGCACCACTACTTAACTTTCTTTCATTATTAGCGTTATCACTAGGTGTGGATAAGGTAGCATCATTCTTTGGAGGTCTCTGCGTAGCATCAGCCTGCATTGTAGTTTGAGCTGCAATACCAGAATAAGGTCTGAATCTTGAGCTCTTCTCTTTTAATACTTCTTCTGATGTAATCGTGCTTACTGCATTTGGATTTCTATGCAAAGCTCCAAATACAACTGGCTGTTGACCTTCATCACCGTCCATGAAGAAACCAAATACAGTCTCTCCACCAACCATTTGGCTACTTTCACCAAGAGCTCCATGTCCTGTCCCACCAGTAGCGGGAACCATAACATGAGCCCAAGGTAAATCTTTATCTGCTAATTCATTACCAGAAAAAGGATGATACCCGATAATGCGAACCTTACAACGATAAGCCCAACTCATTCCCAGATCAATATCACTGTCTGTATTTTTAAGTACGGTTTTATCGTCTCGCCAAGTTTTAGGGTGAGCAACTTGTCCAATCCACCATGTGAATTGATCTCTCCCTAAAAATTGTGATTTTAAAGCGGAATCATCAATAGCCATTTTTTATTAGTCTTCGTACACTAAACATTCAGGTTCAGACGGATTTTGATCACAGTAGAGTTCAAGGTATGTAGGATCGTGATGATCACCCTCCTCAATCTCTTTCTTATGATGTTCTACATAGTCTTCCAAATCATGCAATTCGCTTTCAATGTGACGACGCATTTGTGGATTTGTTGTAGGGTCTTGAAGGATCTCTTTGTCCTTCTGGATGTGTTGTTCGATGTTTTCCATATTAGGTTAGATCATAGGCCATATGAGTCTCGGATTAATGTCATAGAGGTAGTTGCTTTTCCTTTTTCAAAATGATGCCTCAAATTTTTAATAAGATAATACCCACTACCTTCCTCATCAACTTCGACTCGTGCGTTTGTATTAGATGCCACATCGGGCAAATATACTTTAACGATTTCACCAGCTTGAAGACTGGCGTTTAAAGGCACATTGATATTTAGTGCTTGTGTGAACAGTAAATTGTACCTAGCAAATGACTTTGCCATATCGGCATTGTCTCTTCCAGAATTTTCCTGAATCGCATCAGTAAACATTCCACGATCAGAAGTTCTGACTAATATTCTACTCGGAACGTCAGCAAAAAACTCAGGTAAGTTGAAATTATCATCTTCTCCTAACTTATTACCTAATTCTTCAGACAATGTATATTCGAAATCATCCAATGTCATTTTATATGGATCGAAGAAATATGTATGATTTCCGTACAGACCAATTCTTAGATTTCTAACTAGATCAGTATTCTTTTCTAATACATGATGAATAATTTTATTGGCGTTACTAAAATTAGCACCACCTTCAATAGCAGAAGTGTATTTGAATACTTGCATTTCTTTATCATCACCACCAACTGCTTCGGTGGTCTTGGATACCATAGATTCAATACTTCTAAAGTTGAATCCATCAGCATTTTCATAAAAGAAATATCCAGAAGTTCCTTTAGATTTTCCTGTTTCTCCACTTCCACTTGTTCCACTTGCACTTGAGGATGATGGTACTGCTTTAGGTCCCAACCAAGTTAAAACTGAAAATGGTTTTTTAAGATTACCGTAAAACCCATATGAATTAACGGTTCCTTCAATCTTTCCTATTCTATCAGTTTGTAGAGTATTGGTCAAGATATCCTTGACGTGTTCGCTAATAGAACTTTTATTATCATATTTTTTACTACATCTTGTAGTCTCATTATTAATTGCTTCAATAGAAGAGAGGTGTAGAACAAATGTCTCGGTACTCTCCCTAGAGATATAGTTACTAACTCCTGTCACATATAGAGGATGATCATCTTTTCTACTAAGAGTTCCCATCAAGTTTGCAATTTCAAGATCCAATCTTTCTCCACTACGAATTGGCAGACCATTGTAAAGTCCAGCAGTGTCAGTGATATATGCTTGTGCAGTAATTGATGGGGATAAAATATCCTCAAAATAATCAAAAGCTGTAATATAAGGAGATATCTCAACCGCAGTTGATCCATCATTAGAAGTAAGAACTGCTTGATTAAATTTTACCGCTTCTAAATTTACAGACATTAGGAAACTAGTTTATTGAAGAGCATTATCTGAGACAATCTCAGTGCCGCAGCCGCATCTGATGAAGGAATAATCGCTGTTGATGACCCACCACCAGGCGCTTGAACAACCATAGGTTGTTTATTACCAGGCATACTACCCATAGAAATGAGTGTGGTATTATTTACCATCTTAGAAGGATGGTTATATGAAGTATATTGACTTACGAAATTAGATTGATCTGCCAATTCACTAGGAACAGTAAAAATAGATTCACCTGAAGGTGGTGTAATTTGGAGAGGTTGTCCAGCTCCTTCATTTGCGATACCTTGTTCTGATTTAAGATATTCCTGTCTCTCATATAATTCTTTATAATTGGCGGCAGTCTCACCTGTACCAGTCAACCACTGTTCACCATCAAATCTTTGATATACAGTCTTATCTCTCCCACGAACACTAGTTTTAGGAATAACTTTCTTTCGTAATTCTCCTTCTTGAGCTAATGCCGCAACATCTGTTGGAGGAGTCTCTGTTGTAGCGACAGTAGAGTCTGCATCTACATTACCGTCTACTTGTTGCAAATCTTCTTTACTTTCTTTTTGATCAGGTTTAGCAACTGTTCCAGGCCTTCTATAAATTTTACCTACATTTCCGTAGTAATTATTATATGATTCTGGAGATGCTTCCCAAGATAATGCTGCTTTTCCTGAAGAGTTTGATAATACATTACCATTTTTAAGAACAACACCGATGTGTGCTTGAGGTTCCGTTGCATGATTATCATACATCACCATGATGTCACCAGCTTGTCTGTCTCCATAAGCTACTTCAGTATATCCAGCCTCTATCATTTTCGATTCTGCTGTAGGAACATATAGAGAATTACCCCAAGGTGGTGTTATTCCTGCCTTTTTATAAACTTGATTAACTGCCCAAACACAACCATTTCTACCACCATCAGTTTCTGGACGATTACTACTCAGTCCTTTTAACGATTCAGCTGCCTCACCAAGATTCATTGATCCATCACCAGAACTTACCTGTTGTATATCAGAAACTTGTGAAACCTCGCGATCAATAGAACTCATAAAATTATCTGCGGTAATTGTACCGAATTTTTCCCCAAATAGGTTCACTGCTCTATCAAATTCTTGTAATTGGAGCATTGTACTCTGAGGTTCATAATTAACATTCGACACATCATCACTTGTAGAAGATATGTCTGTATCAGATGATGTTGTTGTCTCTTTAGATTCATCCGAAGAAGCATCATCAACTGCTTCTTTTACATCCTTTGCAATCAAACCTGCATCAATAGCCACTGATGCAGCAGTACCCCATCCAGGCACTGTAGATGCAGCACCCGATAAAAACTCCATAGCAGCACCAGCCATATCACCTTTAGCTGCTCTATCAACTGCAAAAGCAGTACCTAAAACAAGACCAACTAAAGGAATCTTTTTGGCAAGAAGTTTACTACCACTTTTTGTTGCAACTTTTTCAACACTTTCTTTAGCAAGAGTCTTAGAAGCAGCTTCAATACCTTCCTTAGTTACATTTTTTGCGGTAGTTTTTACTCCCGTTTCAACAGCTTTTTCGGTTACTTCCTCAGTTACTTCCTTTGCAACTACCTTACTGACACTTTTAGAAGTTGTTTTTGAAATATTTTTTGAAGCATTTTTACCAAAGAATTTTTTACCAACACCTTTAGCAAAGTTTCTAATATTTCTAATAGTATCAATGGCTCCTGCACCAAATAATAGAGCATCTAAAAGACCACCTGCCCGAATGGGTTTGTTGCTGTTCGGATCCCCTAATCCATCACCACCAATTTTAAGATTCTTTAACTTGTTTAACTGTCTTTCGGTAATATCTGGAGATCTATCCAACTTCTCCTGACCAACTTCAAGGTAATTGGAAAGTTTCCTATACTCATTCTTAGATTCTCCTAAGGATTTTTTAGTTCTTTTAAAGAGGGATTCAACTACCCTTTGTTTTCTTACCAGCTTATTACCGATCTGAGCCATAGTATTAAGTAGTAGAGATTAGGTTATAAGTTCCAATAGTACCAATCCTATAAAGGTTTGTTTCATCATAAGGCATTAGAAATGGAACATTATTCGCACCAATAGAAGGTGCAGGAATATTTGAGGGATCATTCTGAGCCATATCACCCACAGGAAGATTCATAATATTGACTTTAGATTCTCCTTCTTCAGCAGCAGGGATCTGAGCAATCTGTTTAATAGATTCATCAGAGGTCGAATCTGTCACCGTTGTACTAGGATCAATAGTTGAAACCTTAGTATCAACATTAGTAATATTGTTAGTTTGATTTTGAATTTTCTGAAGATTCTCTTGATAAACTTTCAAACTATCACTAGCAGTTCTAGATGTCTGATTATATTGAGGTGTCAAACTTGCCCACACACTACCCAACTTTTTCATATCAGCCTCAGTAAGAGGTTTATTAAGATCTACTCCCTTCTCCTTCGCAAGGAACATTATCAGTTTATTCTGATATTCTTTGGTAAACTTCTGTTTCGTGAAATCTACGTTGGGATCCATCCTTCTGGCATGATCCAAAAGGAAAGTAAATTGACCAGCACCAACTGCAGCAGATCTATCGGTAGTCCCATCCATATAAGTGAACTGGGATTGTGGATCTTTTAAAAACTTTGTTTGGAGATCATCCACTTCCTGAAGAGTCTTTCCAGTAATATCACCATACTTCATCTCTCCTCGAGCATCACCAAACCATCTACTGTAACCACCTTCCCCGTCAGTTCCTTCTAACTGTGTAATAGTTTGGATTGCTGCTTTGGCATTATCCGTAGTAACTCCAGGCGTATCAGTGTCACCTCCCATTACTTTACTACTGGGTGATGATGTAGTCTCATTGTTACTACCAGCTGGAGGTTTCTTCTTCTGGTTGTTTCCAATACCGTCAAGAAACTCTTGAAATTTCCTAACGGTTTCATTAAACATGTTTCTCTCATCTTCTGGAATACCAGTAACTTCTGCAATTTGTTCTACTTCAGATTTTGTTACTGTTCCCTCTCCTCCGTCTGATGCCATAGCAGCAGTACCCATACCTAAGGCGCCTAATGCGCCCAATCCTAATAATAACTTTCCTTTCTTACCTTTCATAAAATTAGATGCACCAGTTGGTAATTTTGTGTTTGTTTTGTTGTTTTTGCCTAATAAGTTTTGAAGACGTTTAAATTTTCCGAATTTTAATCCAGCACCACCCATTAACAAAGCACCAAAAAGTCCACCTAGTAGACCGTTTGATCCTCCTATTTTCTTTCCTACGTTGGTAAGATCTCCAAGGAACTTGGATATGTATTCTCTGACCTTACCGACTATACCTACAGTCTCCTGTAGAGTTTCATTAATTCCTTCAAATCCTTTTGAAAATGCTCCTATAGAGGCAGGATCTGCCATTCCTCTCATAAAGTCGGCAATACTACCGAAAGAGTTCAGAAGACCATCAAGTTGAGGCATCCTGACTTGGGAAGCCAGTGAACCTCTCTTAGATAGACTTTCGTCAACCTTTTCGTTAATTACCTTGTTAACATTAAGGATACTCTGGTTTCCACCAAAATTTTGAGAGATATTTTGGATAGTGTTTCCTAAACCAGTAGGTGCAGCCTTTACCTTACCTAATGCACCTCTAAGTCTAGTACCAAGAGTACCTTTACCACCAAAAAACTTGGACGCACCAATGAATCTGTTCCCAGAGCCAATACGTTTCGCTCTAGAACCTCTTCTTAATATTCTGCCAGGTTTAATAGTGTTTAGCTTCATTTGTTCAATGCCGCTCGTTGTTGGGCTTTGAGATTCTCATCTTCAATGTGCTGTTTAAGCAATCCAACGTAGATGTCCCTTTCCCAGGGCATCAAATTTTCAATCTCTGTTAATGAGTATTTATGGAACTGCATGAGAGCGAAGTTGATTCTGTAGTATGCCTCCAGAGTCATCTGAGACATAGTTAGGCGAAAAAACTTGTTAGTCCCTCAAGCACAACAGTATTTTTCTTTTTGGTATTAGGATTCATTACTTCAATAGTATGACTCAATTTAGGCATAGTCTCGAAGAATTCTTCAATTTGTTTGAATTGACTGGAAGTTAATCCTTCAATCCAAGTAACCAATTCCTTTTTAGTAAGGTCCGAGCTAGACCAGGCATCTTCTTCAGTATAAATCTGATCGATACACGTTGCAATGACCTCAAAGGATTGCTCGACTTGGGATACGTCATCTCCATCTACTACAAAATTGTTCTTGACAAATTCGTCCATGGAAGGATATTTCATTTGAATAGTAATGTGATCATCAATTTGAATATCCTTTTTATGGTCGGGGCTTTTTACAACCGCAATCTCATCAATAAAAATACTTACAGGAACTTGTGTCTCACCATCATCACCACATGTAATTACTAGTTCTACGGATTCAGATACAGATTTACCGCGAACATTGAGGAAAAGATACTCAATATCAAATGTAGGCAGTGTCTCAATCTTTACTCCTCTTGCAGTAACACAAGATTTCAAGACTTGTTTGATTGCGGTAGTGATTTGTTTTGGATCCTGACTCTCTAACGCTAAGATCAGAATTTTCTCTTCTTTTACTAGAAATGGTCTGTACTTAACAACCTTTCCAGAAGAAGGTAAAGTCAACTCATAAGTTGGGGTTGAAATAGTTGGTAAAGGCATAATAATTCATATCAGCGGTTTATTTAGGTGGGCCAGTTAAGCAGTGGTGAATTCAAATCTTTCAACGTTGTGTAATCGGTTGCTAGATTTAATGCGTCACCAAGGAAAAATGGCGATGGTGTTTTCCAATCCCATGGAGCTCTTCCATCCATAGGATTTGTACTAACAGAAGCAAGTTCACCAACGGAGGCACTAGCGGCACCACTTTGATGAACTAGAGGTTGACTAGTACCATCTTCGGGAAAATTGACCATAACGTATCTATCATACTTAAAGTCAACTGTCACCTTGGTAACTGTAGCCTCATCATATGATAATGCAATAGAATTGATGTTAACTGGGAAAGCATTCAAGAATATAAACATGATTCTTGAACTATAATCCCTTTCGAATTTAGTAACAGCAATTTCTCTTCTATATTCTACAGGATATCTGTGCCTATGGAAAGCGGTAGTATCTCGCAAACCAGCATATCCAGTAGGACTTGCACCCGTAACCTTTCCTTTTAAAGGATCGTTAATGGGATTAATAAAATTCATCCACTCTTGAAGCAGTCTCACTACCTTATAATCAGATGACACATAAAATGTCATACTAAGGTCAGCATATATTTTTCTAACAGGGAAGAATTCTTCAATCCCCTGTCTACTTCCAAGTTCAGTAAATGTTTCTACACTTGTGCCAGGAAGCATAGTTTCAGCACAAAGGAAATCATACCTCTGAGGTTCATCTTTAGTAAATATTCCTGCACTAGTCAACCACTCTGATAAAGGATCTACATTAGTTCCCCTCTTAACATTGGATAAGTTAAGATTTACTTTGTAATGGTTACTTGTAGAAGGAGATCCCAGATAATTTTGAAAATTACGCTCCGCGTTTCCATCATTATCAATACTAATCAAATACGGAGCACCAGCAGCTTCTAAATTACTTTCGTTGGCACTTTTACCTTTAGACATGCGAACTAAATACTATGATCCTTTATACTATGTATATGTCCTACAAGGGAAAATATAGACCAGAACACCCAAGGAAATATAAAGGCGATCCTACTAATATTATTTATAGGTCACTTTGGGAGCGAAAATTCATGAGGTATTGTGACCTCAATGAAAGTGTATACCAATGGCAATCAGAGGAATTTGCTATTCCATATAAATCTCCTCTTGACCATAGATATCATAGGTATTTTCCAGACTTCTTTATTAAATACATTGACTCTACTGGAAAAAAGAGAATAATGGTTGTTGAGATAAAACCAGCAAAAGAATGTAAAATGCCTCCCAAAAATCCCAAGAAGAGAACGAAATCGTGGGTCAGAAGTATTGAAACATGGGTGGTAAACCAAGCAAAATGGAAAGCAGCAGAAGAGTTCTGTGCAGATCATAACTATGAATTCAAAATTATGACTGAGAAGGAACTAGGAATCAAATGATTGCAGACGACATTAGAAAACTAGCAGGAAAGAAAAACAAAAGTGCAGATTGGTATATCAGTGCTTTAGAAGATTCTTTGTCTGGAGTACAGGATCCTGATATTAGTACCAGTGATACTGGATGGGTTGAGGTAGGTAGTTTAATATTTTTCTCTTATGGTGCAAAATTTCCCGAAAAATATGAATATTGGGACTTACAACCGTTGGCATTTGTATTAGATTTTTACAAAGATGGATTTTTAGGAGCTAATCTTCATTACGTTAATCCTGATTATAGAGACGCAGTTGCAAAAAGCCTGATAAATAGTGGAAGAGGGGCAAGTGTACCCAAAAATTCTTTGCACAAATATCTGTATTCTGGGGTTGGTAACCTATATAAAGTTCCAGATAATGAAGATTGGGCGAGTATTTCGTTATTACCCACAGAACGTTTTATTGACAGACGTGGGAAAAAATATCCCAAATATAGAGCCTGGAAGTAATGTCACAAGGTTTTCAAACTGTAGAAATAGATCCACCAATTACACAGACCGTGAATGGTCAAGTAATTGAGTATGAACTACAGTATGATTTTAAAAAGGGCGATGTTCGTGTAATTGAAACTGGAACAAATAAGGCAAATCCAGATGTCATTTATACTGATGGGGATTGGACTAAAGACAACAAATTAATTAATTTGACAGATCTTCAGAAAAAACAATTCCACGAAGATATCCAAATTGCAATTAGAGAAGATTACGAATCTAGGGCAAATATTGTCAATAGAGCAAAGTTACCTGCATGGGCTAAACGAGATAGAACGGGACTATATGCATCAGACCCTTCTAACGTACCATTATCAACTAATGGCGAACCAATATCATATAATCAAAGAACAGGAACTTCAAATATATTCCAGAAGACTCAGGATCTTCTTGGTTCTGTTTGGGATCCAATGGCAACTATTGAACAACAAAGCGTCACCAATTATGTAACTGCCAATGAAAGGAACGCACCTACAACACCTTTGATGTATCCCATCGATATGTCGAATCTCCAAGATAAGATGGTGATTCAGTGTTACACATATCGACCACCAACAGCAGAATCATTTTTATCTGGAAGTAAAGATGGAAGAAAAAATAGAGGTGCAATTCTAACTTCAGGTCTAAAAAGACAGACTCCTTTAAAGTATAAAGTAGGTGGAGGTATTATCCTCCCGATGCCTAATACGGTAAAAGATGCATCCACAGTTTCTTGGGAAGCAGACAAACTTAATAATCTTGCCGCTGCAGCAGCAGGTCTAGTATCACAAAACTTCTTACCATACGCAGTATTAGGTGGTGGACTGCCAGGCGCTGGTATATTTGGTGGCGGTGGACAACTTGCAATGCAGTTGAAACTACTAGCTGAAAGTGGTCAAGGAGGCGGCCTGAGTGCGATGTCCTCCAGTATGTTGAGTGGTGTCTTAAACAAGTTAGGATACGATGTAAGTCCAGAGACCATCCTCGCAAGAGGTGCTGGTGTTGTTCCCAACTCAAACATGGAACTTATGTTCCGTGGACCACAAATGAGACAATTCAGTTATAACTTCCAGTTAACTGCAAGAAGTCCAGAAGAAGCAAGAGTTATCAGAGCAATAATTAGACACCTCAAAGAAATGTCTGCGGCTAAAAAGAATCCTGGCGCAGGTGGTGTTGCAGAAGCAGGAGATCCTTCATTTTTCTTAGGAACACCTAATATATGGACTATTAGGTATACCACAGCAAACTATAGAGATATTCCTGGCGTAAATATAGTTAAACCTGCAGCTCTAATGAGGTTTGAAACTGACTACACTCCACATGGTAGTTGGCAGGCATTTGATAAAGGTCAACCCGTCTCGTATAAAATCCAAATGGACTTTGGCGAACTGGAACCAGTGTACAACACAGATTACAATCGAAATGTTGCTGCAGACCGTGTTGCTAATTTTGATGATGCTGGAAACCAGACCAATAAGGGAGACCTTAGAAGAGTATCAAACGACATGATCGGTTACTAAAATGTCAAACAGAAGTTATTTCCGCTATTTTCCTAATATTGATTATGTCTCTAGAGCTTTGGAGAGAAGTTCTAATGACGAATTTATTACTGTAAAAAATATCTTTAAGAGAGCAAGACTTAGAGAAGATGTTGCATCAGTAGCGACATCATATGAATATTACACAGTTCCTGGCGATTTCCGTCCTGATCAAGTTGCTGATCGTTACTATGATGATCCAAATCTAGATTGGGTTATTCTGATCACAAATAATATCCAAAATATCCATCAAGATTGGCCAATGGACGATAGAACGTTCAGAAATTATCTGTTGGACAAATATGGATCAGAAGAAGCTATTGAACAAATACACCATTACGAAACAAGTTCTTTCCAAGATGGATATGTAAGAACAGTGATTCCTGATGGATTAGTGGTTGATTCTGACTTTAATACATCTATTCTAGATCAAAGATTAAAACAAGAAGTCAAATATAACGCAAATATCGATCTAACAACAGAAGGAACTGTAGATGTAAATGGAACAGTAACTAATGCCAATGGAGAAGTTATAAGAGGAAAGGGAATCACTCCTATTACCAATTATAAGTATGAATTTGATATAAATGAAATGAAGAAAAATATCATCATCCTTAAACCTGAATACTTAGGCATATTCATTGATGATATGAAGAAAATCATGAGTTATACTCAGTCTTCACAATATATCAATAAAAATCTCAAACAGAGTTATAACCCAAGACTAACTGGTATCTAATCGACCCTAGGCACAAAAAAAAGCCCAGAATTTTTTTCCGAGCTTTTTTGAAATTAAAAGTTGATTTTAGCCTTACTCTTCAGCAAGTTTTTGGAAGTAACTCATCGCATCATCCTCATCTTCATCCGTAATGTCAGCAGACTTTGGAGTTGCAGATGCACGAGAAGC